TTGTGAATGAATGGCTTGAAATGTATGAGAAATACATGGGGAAAGGCGGTGAGAAAGAATGAACCCATTTAGAAAAATAGCAAACAGTTTGATGAACTGGTGGAAAGGTGAAACTGCACCGGAGGTCAGTGATTCAACGGAACTGACAGGCGGGGTGATGACGCTCAACTCACCGTCATTCCTTGAGAGTATGGGTTTGAGCAGGAGGAGAAAGACAACATCAGAGGTGACATATTTCACATGTCTCAAGATGCTGTCGGAAACTCTTGCGAAAATGCCTATCAAATATTATCAGAGAACGGACAAAGGAATCATTGAGGCAGAACAGACGGACACGTCGAGACTGCTGACCAAGAGACCGAACCCGTTCATGACACCGACGGTATTTTGGAACACAGTGGAAATCAACCGCAATCACTACGGGAACGCTTATGTGTACATGAGAAAGAAATTCATCCGGAAGAAATACGGAGGAGAGGTCAAAATTCTTGACCTGTGGGTGATGCAGTCGAATTGTGTTCAGATTGTTGTGGATGATGCAGGCATATTCGCAGGAAAAGGACGCTTGTGGTATGTCTACACAGACCCGACATCCGGAAGTCAGTATGTATTTGACACGAGTGAGGTCATGCACTTCAAAACATCATTCAGTTTTGACGGTGTGACAGGTTTACCAGTGCAGCAGATTCTCCGTGACACAATCTCCGGAGCATCGGCATCACAGAGGTACATGAACAGCTTGTATGAAAGCGGATTGACAGCGAAAGCGACGCTTGAATACACGGGAGAGTTGAATGATAAAGCAAAAGAGGCACTCGTGAAATCGTTTGAGGATTTCGGCAGCGGAGCGAGAAACACAGGAAAAATCATCCCCGTACCTTTAGGGATGAAATTGACACCTCTTGACATCAAGCTGTCGGATTCACAATTTTTTGAGTTAAAAAAATACACTGCATTGCAGATCGCAGCAGCGTTCGGTGTGAAACCGAATCAAATCAACGACTATTCAAAGTCATCCTATGCGAACAGCGAATTGCAGCAGTTGTCATTTTATGTTGACACCGAGTTGTTTGTTATAAAGCAGTACGAGGAGGAAATCAACTACAAAATGCTGACAGACGAGGAACAGGATGACGGTTTTTATTACAAATATAACGAAAAAGTCCTTTTCCGAACGGATTCAAAGACACAAATGGAATATCTGAAAAATGGTGTCAGTGGCTCAATTATGAAACCGAATGAGGCACGACGTAAACTTGACCTGCCCGATGGAGAGGGGGGCGACACATTACTTGCGAATGGCAGTATCGTTCCGCTAACAATGGCGGGAGCAGCATATTTGAAAGGTGCATCCGAACCGGATGAAACCGAGAAACCGGAGCAACCGGAAGAAACAGAGCCGGACACAGAGCAGCCGGACACAGACCAACCGGACGAAACCGACGAGGCAGAGGACGAGGATGAACAGGAGGGAGGTGAATAATCATGGCAAAGAAAAGACGTTTTGATTTCACAAAGAAAAATAAACGCAGCGGAAAAGTTGAAAATGTCGGCTATTTAGATTTAGAGCAGGACGAGGAACAGAGCAGATGTTCCTTGTATTTCTACGGTGACATTGTATCGGCGACATGGGAATCCATGTGGTACGAGGAGGACAGATGTCCGCAGGACATCGCAGATTTTCTCAATCAGTTAGATGGCTACGAGGACATTGACATCTATTTCAATTCCGGTGGCGGGGATGTATTCGCAGGACTGGCAATCTATAACCAGTTGAAACGATACTCCGGACACAAGGTCGGATATGTTGACGGAATGGCAGCATCTATCGCATCAGTCATCATGTTCGCATGTGATGAATTGCATTTTGCAACAGGAGCACAAGCAATGATTCACAAGCCTTTATGTATGGCATGGGGAAACGCAGATGATTTCAAAGAGGTCATCAAACAACTTGATTTATGCGAAGATTCAATTCTTGATGTCTACGAGGAACACATGAAAGAGGGTGTGACAAGAGACAAAATCAAGTCTTTCATGGCGAAAGAAAAGTGGTTCAGCGGTGCGGAACTGGCAGAGTATTTCGACGTTGAGATTGATGACAAGGCAGCAGTCGCAGCATGTGCATCCGACTATTTTGAAAAATACAGTCACGTTCCGGAGAACATCAAAGGAACGGACACAAAGGACATTGTCAATGCGGTGCTTGCAGAACTGGAGAACAGGAACAACGCAGCAGCAGAGGCAGAGAAACAGAGAATCGAGGCAGAAAAGCAGGATATTCTTGCAGACCTCGACATGTATGGAATTTAAGAAAGAGAGGACATGATTCATGAACAAGGAAATGCAGAAACTGTTGAAAGCAATCAACGACAAAAAGAATGAGGTCAAGAGCCTTGTGAAAGATGGAAAACTCGACAAGGCAAGGGAGGCAAAAGATGAACTCAAAGAGTTACAGGAAAAGTTTGACCTCCTGTTTGATTTGGACGAGGAGGAACATGAGGAGATCGAGGGCAAGGTGGCGACGGGAGCAGCAAAGACCATCGGGGGAAAAGCGGACAAGAAAAACCTCGTGAAAGCGTTCGTCAATATCGTCAAGTGTGGATTCTTAAAGAGAGAACCGGACGAGGGAGATGTCAAGGTGTACAAGGATGCGTTAAGCACAGACACCACAAAGGGAGACGATGATGAAATGGGTATCGGTGTCACCGTTCCGGAGGACATCAGAACAGACATCATCGAGTTAAGACGTTCAGAGGATAATCTGGAGCAGTATGTCAATGTTGAGGGAGTAACCACAAAGAGCGGTTCGAGAAACATTGAGGTCGATGCAGATTCCACCCCGTTTGATAATGTGGACGAGGAGGCAGATTTCCCCGACATGGATGAGCCGAAGTTCAAAAAGATTGTGTATGCAATCAAGAAAAAGGGTGGCATCTTAAAAATCACCGCAGAACTGTTTGAGGACACCGCAGCCAATGTCATGGCATACATCAACAAGTGGATTGCCAAGAAAACAAAGGCGACGAGAAATGCGATGATTCTCAAGGTTGCGGACGAGATGACAAAGGGGAAAGAGGTTGTGATTTCCACAATCGACAGTCTCAAGGACGTATTCAACGTGGGTCTCGACCCTGCTATTACAACAGGAGCAATGGTCATCGCAAATCAGAACGGGTACAACTACCTCGACAAGTTAAAGGATAAGGACGGAAAGTATATTTTGCAGCCGAATCCTACACAGCCGACACAGATGATGTTGTTCGGTAAATATCCGATTGTCAAGGTGTCAAACAGGACTGTGAAATCTGAACCTGTGTACTCACCTGCGTTCACAATCTCCGGCAGCAAATTAGCAATCGACGGAACAACCACAGCAATCGACGCATCCGCAACGTCCGACGTGACAGCATGGAAAGTCGTGAAAGGAAAGTATGTTGTAACTTGCAAAGGACAGGAGCAGGAAACGACAGTCGATGCAAAGGTGTCCGCATATAAGCATCCTGTGTATATGGGCGACTTAAAAGAGGCTATCACATTATTTGACAGAAATGTCATCACCATCGACATGAACGACAAGGCAGCAGGTTTGTGGGAGAAAGACATGACCGGAATCAAGGTTCGTGACCGTTTTGACGTGCAGCCTGTTGATGATGGAGCAATCATCAAAGGCAACATCACGGAAGTTGTGCAGGGATAAGAAATGCAGCAGGGCGGGAACACCCGCCCTGTGATTGAAAGCAGGTGAATGAAATGACGGACGAGGAAAAGAAAGAGTATAGAGACAAACTGGTTGAGGACTGCATGAAATACAATCACATCGACTATGACGACGACAAGGACATTGTCGAGACTATGGTTGAGGCGATTGCATCAGAGGAGTTGATGGAACTGATTCCGAATTTCGACCCATACAATTTGACCGCCCGTCAGAGATTGCTTGTATATTCTTTCGTCAAGGAATTGTACGACCACAGGGAGAAGTATCAGAACGGTACACAGCAACTCACAAATGCGGTCTCAACCATGCTACTCAATGAAAAGTATGGAGGGAGCAGTGAATGACCGGACGGGTGAAAATAATCAGAGTGACCACAGAAATCAAGGCGGGCAGGAAAGAACCGACAACAGAGGTGTTTTATGAGTGTTGGTGCGATGTTCAGAGTTTGGGAACAAATGAGAAATACACAGCACTGCAAGCAGGTCTTGAGAACACCATTGTTTTCAAGGTTCGGAATTGCAAGCGGATGAAAGAGGTCAGAAAGAAAATGAAAGAGTTCTATGCAGAGTATGACGGAACACGATTCGACATCTATGACGCATCACCGATGTTCACAGATAACGGATGGGTGCTTGTGAAATGTCGTGCGGTTGCATAGGTGTCACATTCTGACACGGAGGTGAGGACATGAAAATTGACATGGAGTTCAAAGGACTGGAGGAACTGGTGAAAGCGTTTGAAAGTGCTGCATCGGATGAAGATATTGCACAGGTAAATAAAACGATCGCTGAAAAAGGTGAACCGGTTGTACAGAGAATCATGTCCGGAAAAATCCCAAAGTCAAAGGACATCAAAAAAAGTGGGCGAGGGTTCGGTTCAAAATCATCCGTGTCCGCACATGCAGCAGATGAAATCCCTATCGGGAAAGTAAAGGTGAACGGTACGGGAGCGACAGCAGATGTCGGATGGGAAAAGAACACACAGGACGAGGGCGGTCATTTCTACGTCCGTTTTATTAACTGGGGAACGATTTACAGACCGCCACAAGAGTTCATATATGCAACAGGCAGGGAGGCAGACGCAGAACTGCAAAAGATAGCAGAACAGGAATATCAAGCGTATTTAGACAGGACAGTGGGGTGATAAGCATGGACAGAGGCCCGAAAATAAAAAACGCGCCAGCAGACGCACTAAAGCCGATAGAGGACAGAGGAATCACCGTGATGCAGGGGTGGTATGACAAAGACCTCAACAAATGTCATGTGACATTGTGGGATTTGGGCGAAACCGATGACAATTTTTCGGATGATGATGCGGAGGGAGTGACACTTTCCTTGCAAATCACCATTTTCTCAAAGGAGGACGAGGTGGAACTGGCAAGGGAAATCAAGTCTCTCATGAAAGAGAATGGGTTCTCATTCGAGGGGAGAAACGGAGACGATTCAAAACCGGAAGATGGAATCTATATGAAAGCACAGCGATTCACAAAATATTATGAAAGCGAGGAAAAATCATGAGCGAAACAGTAACACAGGTAAATGAAACCACACAGCAGATTGTAAGGAGTAGAACTTGCGGTCTGAAAGATTTCTACATCGCACTGGTGCAGAGCAATACTGCAACAGCATACACAGCCGGAACTCCGGTGAAATTAGCGAGGGCAATCAAAGCGAAAATTGATGAAAAGTGGACAAGTGAGAAAATCTACTCCGACGATAACACCGAGGAGGTCATCACCTCATACGAGGGAACAGATGTCGAACTGGAGATCAATGCTCTTGCACCGCAGGACAGAGTGATTCTGTTCGGGCAGTTGTACGAGAAAGGATTCTTGAGAAAGTCATCTGACGACAGAGCACCGGAGGTCGCTGTCGGATGGAGAGAAAGAAAACTCAACGGGAAATATGAGTTCAAGTGGCTTTATGTCGGAAAGTTTGCAGAGGGTATCAGCGAGGAGGCAAGCACTAAAGAGGGAAAACTGTCACCTACAACCAAGAGCATCAAGGGCAGTTTCTACGAGCGTAGCATCGACAATCTGTATGAGGTATCTGTTGATGAATCAAACCTTGTAGCAGAGGACACGGATGCAGCAACAGCAATCAAAGACTGGTTCTCAAAAGTGCAGGAAGCACCGGACGCAGCAGCGTAAAACAAGAGAGGAT